CGCCACCGCAGGAGAATCCCGCCGAGTTGAAAGCTCGCGTGGCCGATGAAGACCCGGCCGAAGCGATTCGTGCCAAGATGCGAACCGCCGCCGCCGAGGAATCGCAGCGGATCGACGCCATCCGCAACGTGTGCCAAGGGCAAGCGGACATCGAGGCGAAAGCCATCTCCGAAGGATGGAATCGCGATCAGGCGGAGTTGGCCGTTCTCCGTGCCTCGCGTGCGAAGCCGCCGTCCGGAACCTCGCAGAACAGCACCGACATGGCCGCCATCCAGGCCGCGTTCTGCCGGTCCGCCGGACTGAAGGACTTCGAGAAGCAGTTCACGCCGGAAGTTCTCGAAGCCTCCGACCGCTATCGCGGCATCGGGCTTCAGGAAATTTTTCTGATCCATGCCCGTTCCGCTGGTTATGACGGACGGCAGAAGATCACTCAAGGCAATTGCCGCGAAGTGCTCAAGGCCGCGTTCAGCGTCCACTCGTTGACCACGCTGCTCACGACGACCGGCAACAAGATCCTGTTGGACGGCTTCATGTCGATCCCGCAGACCTGGCGGCAAGTCGCTGCGATTCGGACGGTCAACGATTTCAAGACGGTGACCGCCTACCGGATGAACGCTTCCCTCGAATACGAGGAAGTTGGAGCGGCCGGCGAGATCGAACACGGCACGGTGTCGCAGGAAAGCTACACCATGCAGGCCAAGACCTACGCCAAGATGTTGGTCCTGACCCGTCAGGACATCATCAACGATGACCTTGGTGCGTTCAACGATCTGCGGAACAGGTTCGGTCTGGGCGCCGCGATCAAGATGAACAAGGTGTTCTGGACCTTGTGGCTCGCGACTCGCAACGCGGCCGCGTTCTGGACGGCTGCGAGAGGGAACCTCGTCACAGGCGCCTCGCTTGGGGAGTCGGGCTTGACCTCAGCGGTGAAGGCATTCCGCGATATGGCCGGACCCGACGGCAACCGGATGAACCTGGAGCCGGAATTCGTTCTGGTTCCGACCGATCTGGAGTTCACCGCGAGGAAGCTCTACGTCTCGCAGGAGATGCGGGACACGACCACGAGCACCAAGACTCCGGTCGCGAACATTTACCAGAACAAGTTCACCCCGATCGTGGTCCCGGAACTCGGTAGCTCGACGTACACCGGATACTCCGCGACATCGTGGCATCTGCTCGCCAATCCGACCATTCTCGCATCCGCCGCGATGTGCTTCTTGAACGGCCAGCAGTCCCCGACCATCGAGTCGGCCGACGCTGATTTCAATACCCTCGGCGTCCAGTTCCGTGGATACCACGACTTCGGCGCAGCCATGACCGAATACCGGGCAAGCGTCGAGGCCCAGGCGTAAGCCATCGACTCGCGAGGTTTGCGACTTCCATTCAGACAACGATTTAAGAAGGAAAACATATCATGGCTCAAACAGCAGCAATTATTCGAAAAGATGGGGACGCGATCGACTACACGCCGAGTTCGGCAGTAGTCGCTGGCGATGTCGTTGTGATCGGATCGGTTCCGCTCATTGCTCCGGTTGCGATCGCGGCGAACACCGCGGGCGTGCTCGTTGCCGAGGGCGTCTGGGACATCCCCAAAACGTCCGACGTATTCACTGCCGGCGACGCCGTCTATTGGGACACGGACGGAACGCCCGTTACCGGCGATGCGACGAGTGGCGCGGCGGACAACTCGTCAGCCACGGGTGAACTCATGGGATGGGCGGTCGCGAACGCCGCCAATACCGCGAGCTACGTCCGGGTGAAGATGACCTCGGCGAAGCGCACGGCAACGATCGCCGGCAGCGTGACGGCGAACGACATCACGGGTAGCGACAGTTCGCTCGGGATCACAGGCATCGCAGGCAATGCGAGTGCTGGCGGTGCCCTGGCGATTGTCGGCGGTGCGGCTGCCGCCGGTGCCTACGACGGTGGTGCCATAACGATTACCGGTGGTGCCGGTCCGACTGCCGGGAATACCGGTGGAGCCGTCACGATCAAATCCGGTGCCGGCGATGGAACCAACGGTACGGCCGGTGCCATCCTCATTGATTCCGGTGCCGGTGCCACCGCGGGCGCCATCACGATCGGAACCAACGCTGCGAGCGTCACGCTCGGCAAAATGCCGCGTGTTCCATTCGCTTCCGTGTCGGCTGCCGGCGGCAACATCGCCACTGCCGGGGTGTTGGCCGAGGGCGTCAACCTCATTACCAACTCCGACAACGCGAAGGGCGTGATTCTCCCGTCCTGCGTCAACGGTGCCGAGGTGGTCATCATCAACATGGTCACCGACAAGACCCTGTTGATTTACCCACCGGTCGCCAAACAGGTCAACCTCAAGGGTGCGAACAACGCGATCACGGTCGCCGCGAACACCGTCAGCGTGTTCTGGTCCGAAGGCGCGAACGCATGGTACGGCCACTCCTCCGCTGCGGACGTGGCCTAGTTTCTCTGTCCAGGCTGGTCGGCAAGGGGGCGGAACCTGAAATCCAAACCCTTGTCGGCCGTTTTCAGGAGCTTATTCAATGTCCGAACCAACTCGATACCACGTTTACTTAGGTGTGCCTGGAGTGCAGATCCAATGGGGCACGGTGACAGGCGTGATCAACAGCACGAAAAAACACGTCGCCCACCCATTCTCAGGAGGGCTCGGATTCTCAGGTGTGGTTGATTTCAACCATCTCTGGACCGACGCCCACAACCTCTACGACGCCGGGACGATCACGCATTTCGCGATGCTCCACGGCGACATCACGCCCGATCCGACACAGCGTTGGCTTGATGTGCTCATGGATGTGATGGAAGAACGCGGGGCCGCTCTCGTGTCCGCACATCTGCCGATCAAAGACAACCGCGGGATCACGTCCAGTGGCATTTGCGATCCGACGAATCCCTGGGGAGCCTATCGCCGATTTACCCAGCAGGAGATTCTCAACGATCTGCCGAAGCAATTCGACAACACCCTGGCCGGATATCCCGATAAGCCGTTGCTCCACAACACCGGTTGCTGGGTGTGCGACATGCGAAACCCGGCATTCCACGAGACGAATCCCGACGGGTCGCTCAAGTTTCTGTTCAGGTTCCCCGAGCGGATCATCCGCGGATCTGATGGCAAGTGGGGAAAACAGCAAGAGTCGGAGGACTGGCTGCTTTCGCGTGAGTTGTGGGAAGCCGGAATCCGCAATACCTGGATCACGACCGAGGTGCGTTTGACGCATCACGGCAAGCTCGATTTCCCGAACTGGATCGAGTTCGGCAAGTACAAGGCCGGCGACGAGGACACCGCCGCGAATTGGCGACCGAAGCTCGAAGAGCGACCGCTGGCACTGACGCAGATGATCGAGTTCGAGCTTGGAAGCAAGTGCAACCTCGGACACGTTCACAGCGACTGTCCGAACATGCGGCAGGACCGATACGGGGATCTCGACACGACGCAGGAGCTTGACGACGACACAATCGTCCGCTGTGCCGTCGATGCGTACCGGGATCTCGGATTCACCGGCATGATCGGCTGGATCTACTACAACGAGCCGCTGCTCCAGATGGATCGCATGTTCGGCCTGATGGACCGCATCAAGCACGAGGCTCCCAAGGCTCGCTTTATCCTCTGGACGAACGGGATGCTGATCCCGGAAAACTGCGAGAAGTTCAAGGCATTCTCCCAAATCATTATCAGCGAATACAACGAGCAGAGTCGCCGCGGATACGAGCGGTTGGCATCTGCCGGTTTGCCGATCACGCCGCGACTGATCGAGAACGCGGTACTCGACAACCGGCTGCACCAGATCGAGCCTGCCGATAAGTCGCAGCCCTGCCTCCGTCCGTTCACGGAGTTTATTGTCGACTATCACGGCAACGTGCATCTGTGCTGCTACGACTGGCAGGGTAAGGCATCGCCGGGAAACATCTTCAACGGATTCGCCGCCGTCGCTCAGAAGTGGCGGGATCTGTTGCCGCATCTGTGCGGCGATCACATGACCGCCGCAGCTCCCCGGTTCTGCCAAGACTGCGGGCACCGCTGGGTCGACAAGCACCAACTCCACGACCAGCCGACCATCGACCGTGCGAACCGCTGGCGTAAGGCACTCATGGCGAACAAGCCCGAGGTGCCGTCATGACCACCGCATCGGATCTCATGGCACACGCCAGGACGCTCCAGGCTCGCATGTGGGGACAGGATGTCATCTACACGCGGAAGAGCACAAGCAGCGAACTGATGGTCACCGGTCGCAAGTCAGGCGTGATGACGACCGGTGTGGAAGGCACGGACGTTGTAATCCAGTCCGAGTTCTTCTCCTGGGTGTTCGCTGCTGCGGATCTGCTCGACGCTGGCGAACTATTCGAGCCTGACGACGGCGACACCATCGCCGTGAGAACCGGCGAGCAGACCGAGACGTTTATTGCCGGCACATTTAACGGCGAACAGCAGTGTTGGGAACCGGCCGATAGCGAGCGGGCTGAACTAGTCGTTCACACCAAACTGTGGAGCGAGGCATGAGCGAACGACTCGTTTTACTCGCCGAATCTGTCAAGACGCTGCTTGCCAATGGCACATGGTCTTTGACGTTCACGCCGGTCAGGACCGCGATGCCGAAGTACGAGTCAAAGGGCGGAACGCTCGAAGTCCTCGTGCGACCTGTTGGGAGCGTGACCGTTCGGCGGGTCGGGCGAAAAACTAGAGATCGCGATTACACGGTCGACATCGTCATCGCGAAGAAAGCGGAGTTCTTCAGCAACACCGTCACCGATGCCTTGATCGACCTAGCCGAAGAGATCGCCGCGTGGTTCGAGGCAGACGACGACGGAAAGCCGCGTGAGATCGCTACATCTCCGCTGCCTCGTGCCTGGGTAACAAGTGTTGAATCTGTGCCATCCGCCTACGCGTGGGAATTCGCTGTTGAGGATCAATTCGTGGCAGTACGTCGGCTAACGATCAAGTGCGTGGAGTGAATCATGGTCGCGTTCGGAAACAACATGGGCGGAACTGCTGGGCGAATCATCCGCACCAAAAGCGTCTCCGTCGATATGTTTTTCGACCGCCAAAAGCTGATCGGCCAGATGAGCAAGGCTCAGCGTCGGGCGCTGAACCGAGCCGGGGCGACGATCCGCACCATCGCCAAGCGTTCGATGCGTCCGCGGAAACTCGGTATCGCATCCGCACCAGGACAACCACCACACCGACACCGCAACAAGGGCGGCAAGGGCGTCAGCGAGGGGCTCTACAAATCCATTCTGTACGGCTACGACGCCGCCACGGAATCCGTTGTCATCGGTCCGTCGAGCACCTGGGGGCCTGGCGTTCACCGCCTGATGGAGACGCACGAGTTCGGTGGAGCGGAGCGAAAGAAGAACGCTCGCCGCCGAATCCGGAAGGTTGGCGTGTCGGGCGAAGTACGAATAGGCAAGACACGTTCATCGAAGACCGCGAAGAACACGCTACGCGGAAACGTGAATGTGACCTACGCGAAGATCCGGACGCAGAGACAAGCGACGCTCGCCAATCGCATCAACGCCGAACTCTACGGGCCAACGATCCTACACAGTGTTTACCCGCCGCGTCCCACTATGGGTCCGGCTTTGATGCAGGTGGCTCCCAGGCTGCCGGCAATGATTCGTGACGAATGGGCCAAATAAGGAGCAAAATCCATGGCAACCGGAGACATCCGTATCGGGCTTGAAGGCGTTTTTCTCTACGGCACCGCAGGCACCACGCCGACGACCGAGGCCGTCAACGTCGACTCTGTCGCGTTGGCGATCTCGAAGCGAACCGCCGAGAGAATCAAGCGGCACAAAAAGTACGTTGCGAAGAAAGTCACCGTCACCGAGGCTACGCTCAGTTTCGAGATCACGGACGAAGAGGGCGACGCATTCCTGTCGGCTGTGAAGACTGGCGCGATGAACGACACCGCTCTGGCGATGTACGCGACCGACATCACCAGCGGCGAAGGACTGAACGCCGATTGGTACATCACCGAGTTCAGCCGCGACGAAAACAACGCGGAAATGATTTCCTACAAAGTGACCGCCGTTCTCACCGACGAGGATCGTGACCCGTCTTGGGAATAACGTGACGGTTGGCGTGTGAATCAATCAACAATCTTTCTGTGAGGATAAGACATGGCTGTTCAAGGAAAATGCTCGATGACCCTCAGCCTTCCGGGCACGTCGATCAGTGCCACGGTAAGCCGCCCGGCGTCTGGTGGTATTCAGGCTCAGGAGGTGACGTTGCCCGCTGCTGTTGCCGGCACGCTGACGACCAGGACCGACAACGGCAACGGTACTCTGACAATGGGAGCGAATCACGGAATCACCGATGGCCAGATTCTGGCGATCTTCGGCCCGACATCCGGAGTCACGTACTTTGCCACTGTCGGCACCGTCTCCGGAAACTCCGTGCCGTTCACGGCTGCTGATTCCGGCTCTGTTCTTCCCGCCAATAACTCCGCGGTGACTGTTGATGTTATCACGGACCTCAATGTGGACTTCGACGGCGACAACCTGGAGATCCTCGGTGCCATGATGGACCGTCGCGGGCTGGTTGTGTTCGAGGATGCCGGCAACACGGTGATCGACGGACAGGAGCTGACTGCCAACGAGCCGTACCTGTACATCTCTGGCGGCATGACGGGAAACAACCCGCTGGCCGGCAACGCTGTCGATCAAGTGAAGATCGCGTGCGGAGACGCCACGGCCAACGCCACGTTCAAGATGGGCGGAACCTACAACTCGCAGGCGTAATCATGCCGAAGTTTGTTGACACGCTGGGCTCGACGTGGGATGTCGAAATTAACGGCGGCACCGTACGCCGAGCACAGCGAAGCCTGGGTGTCGATATTGGGAAACCGAACACGGGCGAGAGTCCGTGGCTTGTTCGTTTTGAACAGGACATCGCCTTCAAGGTCGACCTGTTGTATGTGATCTGCCAACCGCAGATTCGAGAGCGGGGCTGGACCGATGAAGAATTCGCCGGGCTGCTCGGTGGCGAGGTGTTACGTGATGCCTCCGTGACAGTATATCAGGCGTTGACGGATTTTTTCCTCAATCTCGGGATGACGGAGCCGGCGCTCGCGACGCAAGTTCAGATCGCGAGTCTGCCCGAGATTTACGACGCCGACGCAAGGCGAGCCCAAAGCGTGATAGCAAGACGACTTGGGATGTTATGTGCGAGCTAGCGGCAATCGCTGGCTGTGACCCGGAGCCGCGTAGCTTGCGAGAGTTGGAGTTGATGGCGAAAGCCGCAGACCTCGCAAAGTGGTCGAGGACGTTTGCGGTCTTAGCACAGATTTTCAATGTCAACCGAGATCCAAAACGGAGTGAGGCAATCGACCCGTTGAAGTTCTGCCCGTGGATCGAGAGCGGCCAGAAAAAGAACGCTGCACCGCCAACCGAAAAAGAGCGGTCGGAACTGAAAAACCTGTTCCCAAAAAAGAAAGCCTGACATGAACATGCTCGAAGGCGTTGAAGAGATCGGTCTGGTTGTTGCGTGTGACTCCGACGCATCTGCCGAGGCACTCGCGAAGGAACTCGGGGACGTGTGCCAGGTCGGTGGGCGGCACGTCAAGGTGGCTCTGTACTCGCAGGAGACTCCCAACGCTCAGGCAATCACGGCTATTGCTCGACTGGTGGCAGGCAAGATGGTCGGAGCTATCGACGGACTCGCAGCACTCATGACGCCTGGAGCCTGACATGGGAATCGGCACATCGGCAATCGAGGCAGGAAGAGCTTACGTGAGGCTCTACACGGATTCGAGTGAATACGTGAAGGGGCTGCGTTCCGCCGAGGCGAAGCTGAATGCGTTCGCCAACAACATCGGCAGCCTCGGTGCCAGGATGACCGCGTTTGCATCGATGGCTGCACTTCCAATCGCACTGTCCGCGAAGACGTTCGCCAACTTCCAAGATCAGATGTTGGCAGTCAAAGCGGCTGCTGGTGCGACTTCCGATGAATTCCAGCGACTCTACGATCAGGCTAAGAAGCTCGGTGCGACGACATCGTTCACTGCGGCCGAAGTGGGAGCGGGACAACTCGGATTGGCGAAGGCTGGATTTGGTCCTGCTGAGATCGAGGCAGCAATTCCCGCCGTACTCAACCTCGCTCGGGCGACCGGTACGGAACTGGCGACCGCGACGGAAATTGCCACCGGTTCCCTGCGTGCGTTCAATCTTGAAGCCAAGGAAATGCCGCGAGTTGTCGACGTGCTCACTGCGGCAGCAAAT